CAACGTCAACCACCGCGAGGTGTGGCTGTTCGGCACCAGCACCATTGAGGTCTGGTACAACGCCGGGGCCGCAGACTTCCCATTGGCGCGGATCGCAGGCGCGTTCATGGAGGTCGGTTGTCTGGCCCCGTACAGCGTGGCCAAGTTGGACAACTCGGTGTTCTGGCTGGGGGCCGACACCCGCGGCAACGGCATCGTCTACCGCAACAACGGCTACAACGCCCAGCGTATCAGCACACACGCCGTTGAGTGGCAGATCCAGCAGTACGGCGTACTGAACGACGCGATTGGCTACTCGTACCAGCAGGACGGCCATTCGTTCTTTGTGCTGGTCTTCCCGACCGCAAACACGACGTGGGTCTACGATGTCTCCACGGGCGCGTGGCATGAGCGGGCGGGCTGGGATGGCACGCGGTTTGTGCGGCACCGCAGCAACTGCCAAGCCAACTTCAACGGCGAGATCGTTGTAGGCGACTGGCTTAACGGCGACCTGTATGCGTTTGACCTTGACGTTTACGCTGACAACGGGCAGACGCAACGGTGGCTGCGGTCTTGGCGCGCGCTGCCAACTGGGCAAAACAACCTGAAACGAACCGCGCATCACCTGCTTCAACTGGATTGCGAGGCGGGCGTCGGCACGCCGGAAGTCAATACCGGCCCGTCGTTTTTGTTGACGGAAGGCGCAAGTTTCCTGCTGACAGAAAACAGCGAGTTCATCTCTCTTGGCGCAACTCAATCGGGGGCAAGCGACAACCCTCAAGTAATGCTGCGGTGGAGTGATGATGGTGGGCACACTTGGGGCAACGAGCACTGGGCCGAGATGGGGCGCATCGGTCAATACTACCGCCGCGTCGTGTGGCGCCGGCTGGGGATGACGCTCAAGCTGCGCGACCGCGTGTACGAGATCAGCGGCACCGACCCGGTGAAGATCGCCATCATGGGCGCGGAACTGGCGGTTTCCGCTACGCGAGCGTAACGTGCAACTGGCCCCCCGCATACCGGCCTCACGCGACCCGCTGGTAGACGCAGGCGCGCTGACAACCCGCGCCTGGTTCCGCTTCTTTGAATTGCTGCAGTCGTCCATTGAGGCCGCGGCCTTGCAGCAATACACCATCGTGCAGAACTCCACCGGGTCAACGATGCCCAAGGGCACGGTGGTGGGGTTTGCGGGCGTGGGGGCCAACAACGTGCTGTCTGTCACGCCGTACTTGGCTAATGGCAGCACGCCCACGCTGTTCATTCTCGGCGTGCTGGCCGAGCAGATACCTGACAGCGGATCGACGGGGCTGTGCTGCGTGTGGGGCGAGGTCAGCGGCATCGACACCAGCGCGTTCAATGTTGGCGACATCCTGTACGCCAGCCCAACGGTGGCCGGGGCGTTCACCAACGTCAAGCCTACCGCGCCGAACAACGTCATTCCGTTGGCTGCGGTGTTGATCAAGAGCGCCACGACAGGCGTCATCTTTGTGCGGCCAACGATTGAGCAGGAGTCGTACTACGGCGAGTTCACCCGCACCACCAACCTGAGCGCCGCGGCAACCAACACGGCCTACCCCATCGCGCTGACCAACACCGAGGTGGCTGGCGGCGTGACTCTGACCGGCTCACCGACTGACCGGCTTCAAGTTCCTCAGTCGGGCCTGTACCAGTTCTCGGCCCGGTTTCAGTTGTCGTCCACCAGCGCATCGTCAAAAAACGCGCGGTTTTGGTATCGTCTGAACGGTGCGACCAGTCTGGCCAACAGCACCGCTATCGTGTCGGTTGACGCCAACAATGGGTACGCCACAATATCGGTGTCCGAAGTCATATCATTGGCGGCGAATGATTACGTTCAGTTGATGTGGGCGGTCAGCGACACGGCGCTCTCACTGTCGGCAGTGGCGGCTACGGGCTACTCACCTTCCGCGGCGTCTGTGTGGGTGGCAGTCACTCAGGTTCAACAGTAAGAGGACACTATGGCGATCAGCCTCTCACAGTACGCGGGCGCAGGCGCTCAGTTCTTCGACAACAACGGCGTGCCGCTCAACGGTGGGTTGATCTACGTTTACGCTGCGGGCACCACGACGCCTGTGACAACGTTCACCAGCTACACCGGGGCGACAAACAACACAAATCCCATTGAGCTTGACAGCGCAGGGCGCACCCCCGCGCAGATCTGGCTGACGGCAGGATCGTCGTACAAGTTCTTGCTGAAGACCTCGACCGGCGTCACCATCAAGACCGACGACAACATCTTCGCGTCGTACGAACTCGACAAGGTGGTTGGCGTCACGGTGGGTTTGGGCGCCAGTGCAATCGCCACCAACATCGCCGTGGGAGACACGGCATTGGACTCCAACTCCAGCGGCACCAACAACACCGCGGTGGGTTATGACGCGCTGACGGCCAATACGGACGGAGTGCAAAACACCGCCGTGGGCTCCGGTTCGCTGGACGCCAACACGGGCGGCGACTACAACACCGCGCTGGGCTACAACGCCCTGACGACCGCGACGACCGCCAACTACAACACGGGCGTGGGCTACCGGGCGCTGAACGCGGTGGCCACCGGCAACAACAACACGGCGGTCGGCAGCGATGCGCTGCTGCAGGCCACTGGCGGCAACAACACGGCTGTGGGCTACCAGGCCGGCAACAGCATCACGACCGGCGCGAACAACACCGTGATCGGGTTCGACGCTGACACGTCGTCGGCCACGGTCAGCAACGAGGTGTCAATTGGCAACTCCAGCGTCACGTCGTTCCGCGTGCCAGGCTTGACGCTCACGTTCAGCGTCAAGTATTTCAACCACGGCACGCTGACGGTGGCTACACTGCCCACTGCGGCCACAGCGGGGGCTGGGGCGCGGGCGTTTGTGACCGACGCCAACGCCACGACGTTCGCGTCGATTGTGGCTGCTGGCGGGGCGAACGGCGTTCCCGTGTACAGCGACGGCACCAACTGGCGCATTGGGTGAGGTAAACCATCATGTTTCAATTTCTGATCCCCGCCGCCGCGGCGCTTGTTGGTGGCGGAATGCAAGCCAGCGCGGCTAAAAGCGCCGCACGCGAACAAGCCGCTGCTGCCGACCGCGCCGCGCAGTTGCAGCGCGAAACCGCACAAGAGTCGCTGGGCTTTCAGCGGCGCATGTATGAGGAAGACGTTGCGCGGCAGCAGCCATACTACCAAGCAGGCGTCAACGCGTTGGCGCAACTACAGGGCCGCACGAACGCCATGCCTGCGGCGTTCCAGTACGAGGGGGAACAGCCCGCAGCGTTCCAGTACGAGGGCCAGCAGCCCGCAGCGTTCCAGTTCCGCGCGGAAGATCTGCAGACCGACCCCGGCTACGGGTTCCGTTTGAGCGAGGGCCTGAAGGCGCTGGAGCGCAGTGCGGCGGCTCGCGGCGGGCTGCTCAGCGGCGGCACGGGCAAGGCGCTGACTCGTTACGGCCAAGAGGCGGCGTCGCAGGAGTTTGGCAACGCCTTTAACCGTGGGCTGACTGAGTACAACGCGCTGCGTCAGCGTGAGGCCGATCAGTATGGACGCGCGTTGACGGGCTACGGGCTAGAGCGCGAGCGCGAGGCGACTGAATACGGGCGCGCGATGACGGGCTACGAATCGGGGCGCCAGCGCGAGGCCGAGGAGTACAACCGGCTGGCTGGTCTGTCCAGCGCGGGCTCGACAACTGCCGCTGGTTTGGGCGCGGCGGGGCGTGCGTATGGCACAAGCAGCGGCAACATAATGACCGGCCTTGGCAACAACCTTGCCAACCTTGCAATGAGCCAAGGCAACACCGCGGCGAATGCCGCCATTGCAAGAGGGTCTGCATACGGTGGTGCGATGAATCAGTTGGGCAGCATCTTGGGGCGGTACTACGGTCAGCCTTCCGGGCCTGTTGTAAGCACGCCGTACGATTACGGTGTGGACGCAATGTACGGCCCTCGCCCGTAAGGAGCCAACATGGCAGCGATTGATTTCAGCCCTCTCCAGCAGATCGACCCCGCGGGGGCGTTCTTCCGCGGGCAGCAGGCCGCGCAAGCCGACGCCGAGCGCAACATGCTGCGTCAGGCGCAGGTTGAACAGATGGCGATGCAGCGCGAGAACATGCTCGCGCAGCGCGGCGAACGTCAAGCGATGGCCGCTGACCGCGAGGAGCAGGCGAGAGCACGCCGCGATGCTGCCCTAAGGCAGGCCGAGGCCGATGAATACTTGGGGAAAGTCAGCGCGCTGTTTGAGCAGAACAACACGCCGCTCAATATGGCCACGGCGCGTCAGGGCCTAGCGTTTGCAATCAAGTCCCGCGACCCCAACGCCATTCAGATGATGACCAGAACGGTCCAAGCGTTGGAGGAGAAGGAATCCTACACGGCAGAAGCTGCTCGCCTTGGCCTGCCGGGCGCTGCGGCGCCTGTTGCCCCCGCCAATGCTCTGGCTGCGCCGCCCGCTGCTGCTGCGCCCACGGGCATTACCCGCGAGATGGCGCAGCAAATGATTCTCAGCCCTGACCCCCGCATTCATGAGCAGGGTAAGGCGCTGGTGAGTACGCTGCCGAAGGAACTTACGCCGCGCGCATCGCAACTGCTGACGCCGGAAGAAGAAGCGCAAAAGACGCGCATCGCACTGGCCAGCCGCCCGCCGCCGCCGCCGCGCGAGCCCAAAGAGCCGCCAGCGCCGATTCCTGTGGTTGACCCGGCCACTGGCCAAGTGAAGTATGTGCCGCGTGATCAAGCGGTCGGCATGACCCCGCCGCAG